TTTCGTGAACAGCAATCGCACTCAATGTGATCGAGTTGCAACAGTGGTCCTCCTGGAAACACCTTATCAATTAACGCGCCCGTCGTTAACGTCGGACGTGTGCAAGCGCACAGTGATAATCTAATTCGAAGTTTCGCTTTAAGTTAAAGTCAAGCACGCGAATGTGTGTGTGATAGTAGCAATATAGTTACGTGTATAAATACTTGTACTATGTTTCTCAGTTAAGCACAGAGCAGATCTGCAGTGCCGATAATTGTGTGCCAAAGCACGGTGTTACCAAATTCTCAGGCGGTGGCCTGTGGCATGGCTGATATCGTTACCACCGACGCTAATTAGGTTACGACCCTTGCCTCTACTGAGTGTGAGGCTTGACCCTCCAAACACTAGCTGAACCGTGCGAGCGTTTTGGGGGGGCCGCTACGCCTGCTGTCTTCTGCTGTTTAGAAGACGCAGCGGCAGTTACGGGGGTAAGATTCGCGGCACCTACCGCTGGCTTCTTCTTACCTCGTCGCGTAACCTTCCGGAATCCATCTTCATCGATGTCCGGCAGACTGCTAGATGGGTGGGCATGCACCGATCCGGCAGGCTGGTCGCGCTTATCGGCCTGTTTAGCGCCATGTGTCTCACTTCCAGTGCTGTCAATAGCAGTTTTAGAATGTCGGGATCCGCCCGGCACCTGCTGGCTAACGCCTTCCTTGACTAAAGGAACAGATGGGGTCGTTGGCGTCCTAGGGAATACGGGGGGCTCAACCCGTACCTTCTGTGGCGCAGAACCGTTGCCCTGTCGTTCGACCACATTCCTCTGCTGGCCTGAGCACTTCGTCCGTGCCAACCCTTGCTCTACTTGTCTGACTACTACCGCCTGGGAGAATTTTCCTTCCTCTCCTTCCCTGTCAGACTTGCGGCTCGTAACACTGGGAATTTTACCAACTGTGCACAGGCCCGGCGGCGCCGGGTGGCTCTCTGTTTCCTGTGCAGGATCAGTACGGTCAACCCGTGGGTTGGTCGATACAGCCGTGGCTGCTGCTAGAGTGTTAGTGGAATCTTGGGTTGAGGCTTGTGGGGAGTGGATTGGTTTCTTGGTGTGTGTGTAAACAACAATGAGGACGTCTGCATGTTTGAAAACGTCGAACAGTGTGTTCTTGACATCGCGCCAATTTAGTTTGTCTAATCCACATCCGATCCTTGGCATGGCGAGTTTTGTTACCCATTGTTCTTGCATTCTCTCACGCATTGCTTCCAACGATTTCTTCAAGGCCGGGAGTGTTGGCTTGAGTCCATACCACTCCTTCGTGACCAAGTAGTAAAGCGAGGCTTTGCCTGAGCGTGACATTGTCGCAACACCGCCTACGGGTACGTTCTGTGACATGAGTGCGTTGCGTGAATATGGGTATTTGGCGTTCCATTTTTTGGCAATGCCAGCCTCCATGTGAAAATCTCGTGATACGCAGTGGCAGAGGGAGAATTCCGCGCTCGCGTCGAATAGATTTCCTCCTACTTCCTTGATACGACATTTAGGCACGAAACTCGTGATGTGTTGATAAAGGTTCACTCCTAGCTTCACCGGCGGCTGGTTAATGCAGCGTGTGGGAGCTGGGGGTATGATTTTGTCTCCGTATCGTGTAGATGTGGTATCGCACTTGTGACAATATTTCTCGTTCCCTGGGCATCCAAACTTGTTAAGAAGGCTCAGTAGTGTTGCGGGGGCACCGATGCCGTCGTTGCAAGTCGTGCAAACGGCTGTTGGTTCTTGATCACCAACACATATCGCCGTGTAACAGCTAAGGCAATATCTGTATTGAATCGTAACCTCCTCCAGGCCGGTGCTTTTGTTCGTTGTCGTGTGCGTTAAAGGAATGTAGTGTGAGTCTGTGAGCTTCATTATTCCGTTGCATCCATCACATGTACCAAAAGGCGACGGTGACCATCCGGCCCCCGGTCCTAGTGGTTCCGGGCCATGCACGTCCAGTGCATGAGGTAGCTCCTCCTCGGACTCATTTAGTAAATCCATGATTCCGCCAACATCTGGCTGTTCCACTGTTGCACTTCCGGTGCGTGTGGCTGTACTGGGCTGGCGTGACAGCACAACATCGTGCTGGCAGCCTATATCCCATCCGCTGAATGAATCGCGCCCTTCTTGCCACGCGGCTGGTATGGGAATTTGCGACTGCGGCCGCGGTTCCAATACACTGCCTGTAGCTTCCAGAGGGTTCTGGGCTTCTGCTGCTTGACTGAGCAACGCTGTGCCGAGCTCGATATCATTCTCAATTGATCTGTTGTCTCTTCTTGTCACGATACTTCGTGCGTAGCTAATTCCCGAGCAAAGCCACCCGTGCACATTTTGGGTGGTTTGACTTCGAATGACCCGCGGGGCCGTCACCCCACTAGGCACCCCAGCTCCTGTCGTGTCTGGCCCAGACTCGTCGTCTGATGAAATGTCAAACACGATAGGCTCGCTAGCTGGATCGGCGCAGGTGTTCTCTGCGCGTCCGGTGCTGGACGGATCACTCACATCAGCAAGCTTACCAGAGCATCCAAGTGGTGCTTTTGCTGCGTCTTGCGGCAGCGCGCGGGCTTCTCGCTCGAGCGCGACGGCAATGCATTCCTTGGATAGCCCTAATGCCATTGATATGTTTGAAGAAATGGGGAAATCTTCCACGAAGGTCGTCGGGTAAAGAATATGCTTCTCGCCGATCTCCGCCTCCATCATTGCTGCGTCTGCCGCCGCCCATTCCTTCTTTAGTTGCTTGATTTGCCTAGAAGATAAATCTTTGATGTTCTTGAAGTAAGTAACCTTCACCATTGCCCACGTGCTCGTAGGTGCGTTCTCGATTGCCTCATTAATTTGGGCTAAGCACTCAGTGAGTGCTTTGTCTCCGTCTTGACGACCCAGCCGTTTGCCATCTTCGTCATAGACTGTGCCGGCCTCAGGGTTGTTGAGTTTGGAGAGCATGTACACGAAAACCGCCCGAGCAAAATGTCGTACAACCATTGTCGAGGCGAGCGAAATGATGCGCTGCCATATGTCGGTACATATCATCTGTATTTCTGTAGTGGTTAGCGTGGTGGTGTCGGTGTCCTCGTCCACGTCCGTGCGTGGAATCTTGAATGCGATCAAGCGGCCCATGTTTCGCTCCAATTTGCCGATGTGTACGTAGCAATTCAAATCCTGTGTCCATATGTGGAATCTAGACAGGACTTCCGCGTCAGTTTGCTCTTCGGGTGCTGAACATACATCAAGCAATTTGTAATAATCCGCGAAACGTTCGATCCGCTCCTTAGTGTTCGCATATCGCCCTGGAATTATGCCTTGTAGGTTGTCGTCTCCGTCTCCGATAGTGGTAAGGCGTTTGCCCTCCAGTGTGTCATGTATGGCGCGTGTCCCGAGTTCGGTTCCCATGCAGCGTAGGTCTTCAGCGCATTCTAGCACTAGAACTAACCATCTGTTCATGAGGGAAGTCATCCGTTCTCCAGAAAACAAGGGACAATGTCTGGGGGTCATCAAGCATGTAATGTACTTTAATTGCCATCTGACCTTCCGGCGCTCGCCATTAGACTTCATGACTGTGTTGTGGGCATCGAGGACGTGGTCGTAATTGCGCAGCTCCGACGCTTTGCGTTCCTTGGTTTGAAGGAAATCGCGGATCGGAACCAGAGCCATGTTGGCCAGGCGGCGTAGCCGTGCGCGATCCTGTAATGTCCATGAGCTGTCCATCGCGGAATAATCGTCTGATTCTGGGCGCAACCCGTGTTTCCTCATGTTCAGCAGCAGGGACGAGATTTTATCATCTGTCTCCGCTAAGGTTAATTTCTTGGTAATGAGGTGGGGGTAGCATTCCTTCATGAGATTTTCCAAGGGGCCAATAGACATCGCGTCCTCGAGGTTGGCAACAGGTCCGAGATCTCCGATCAAGCGTGAGTGTTTCGCAAGTGGCAGCATCAACTCTCCGGCCTTCACGAAACCCTTCACGAGTCGTGCGCGGTAAGGAGCTAGCCAGCCTTGCGGATTTGTGCCTAGATCTTCTGGGTCTCGCCCGCTTTGCATAGCCTGAATCGCCTTTTCCGGGACCTCATCCTTCATGTTTTGCGTCCATTTCTCTGGGCATTTCCAATGGTGTAATTTCGAGGCGTGTTTCTTAGCGCGTTTTGCAAAGTGTGCGCCGATGATGTCCACTGCTTTGTCTAGCAGTGCTTCCGCCTGGGGGGTAGGATTGGGCAAGTCGCCACCCTTCGTAGGGTGCTGAAGTACACGCAAATGGCGGTGAACGCCGCTGACTTCATTTTCCTTCGATGAGCCAAGGGATGGTATTATTTTTAGTAGCCCTGGTGCCACCTGCACAGCAGAGTAATTTTTATTTTCACTATCCCCGGGCAGCTTTACCTTCAATCCTTTCTGGCGGTCTTCGAACAATTGGTCTTCAGATTTTTCTTTAATCTCAATTGATGATCGAAGTGTGTTTGGTTCAGCAGTTGAAGTTCTGTATCCTAGCAGTTTGTATCTCGTGGGATCCACGGCTTCCGTTTCCGCTGGAATAATCGTGGTTTCTGGTTTTGGATCCTCTGCTATTTGATTATCTTCTGAGCATTCATGCAAGACGGCGACCTTCATAGCCAAGGCGGCCGTCAGCAGTTTCATAACTGCGGTGTATTTTATGCGCATTATGCCTGGCATATTTTTCGCAGCGTCTAACCCTTCATTGTGTGCCTTGGTCTGTACTGGCATAGACGCTATGGCATCCACGGACGTTTTCTCTTGCTCTGCATTCCATATGTCTCGTTGTGCGCTGTTGTATGCCTGCGTCGATACACGCAGCACAACAAAAGACTGTTTCCATTGTAGGAAGCGATTGCAGATGGATCCAGCGATGAGGATTACGAGCAACCACCAAAAGGCATAGTGGTGCTCAAGTAGTGGTGCCGTGTTTCTCATCCAAATCAACTGGTACATCATACTGGGTAGACTCCTGACCGATAAGTTGTAGATCAGCCAGGGTATGACACAGATTACCGTAAGCCAGTTGTAGATCCATAGCTTCCGCAAAGTGCGGTAGATAGTATAATGTGGTGTCACGCCGTGTAGTAAATCCAGGTCGTCCTCGTCCATTGCGATACGAACGAGGCAGCTGTTTTGTGCATGGATGCCTTTCGGCAGCTGATAGCCATTGTCCATAACACCTGTGTTGCATAATGTTAGCAATATACCGGTCCAATCTCGCCACGCTTTACCAGTCGGAATATACCGAATTTTTGGCTTCAACTGCGTAGTGCAGTAAAGCGTGGGTTTGTGGTAACAAGAGTTATGCACATCCGGCTTGGTCCTCCCCGCTTGCGAAGCAAGCATAGCCATTGGGGGTGTCTTGTGGACAGGAGCAAGTGGAGTGCAAAACATGCAAATCCTCCAAGGAGGAATCCGCAACGCAGGCTCAAACATACGCTTCCCAGG